ATCCTAAGCTCTAGTAAGGAATACTGATTTTTCATATTCATCAAGACCAGGAGCCATGTTTGAGGTAATACTATTATACAATATATCAAACTCGTTACTAAACTCTGTAGTGGTCATAATGTAGTTAAATTAAAAGTTATTTTAGTTTAGCTTCAAGACTAAACTTAATTTCCTGGTGTTTAGGATTATTAAGGTATCTAGCAGCCACATTCATTGTAGGCTCTTCATTAGCCTCGCACAAAGGACTATTATCACTTCTTAGATAAAGGAAATTGCCCCTCTTTGAAATAAACCCACCTTCAATAGACTTTTTAATAAGTACTTTTGTTTGTAGCAATGGGTCTGTAATAATCTTGAGGAATAACTTGCTGTCCCCTTGAATAAGCTCATTTGCTTTTGTTTGAAGGAATTCTAGTTTGACATTAGAAGATGTTGGTCTACCATCAATTGTCTCTATAATTACTCTGAGAGTATCAATATCATCTTCAATCTTACCAAACTCTTTATAGCATAACATTGTAGCACTCATATTCTTCTGTGCTGCTTTAGTTTCTTCACCTTCAGATATAAGCACATATTCATAACTTGCTTTAGGAGTATCTGTAAGTGCTTGCAATGAGGGAGCTATATAATCCTTATTTGCCAGTAATATTTTATATTTAATATAATCTTCTGGAGATGATAAATCAAGTATAGTATCCTATTTGAGCAGTCTTACTCTGGAAATACCAATATCATTGCTGTCATCCCAAAAGTTATCAATCTTTTTATGCACACTCAGTGCATTATATTCAAGCTGCATTTCAGACTCAAGAAATGCTTTTTCACTATTAGTAAGAACATTAACAAAATTACCAGAGCTTAATCTTGGTACAGTGTATGTCCTACTTGCATTTTCAGCCATACCACCATATAGAACATGCTTTGGATTAGTTACAAGATTACTTGGTTTATTAATATGTCTTACTATAACTCTTTCATTCTTAAGACAGTTAATCAAACCATCATAATCATAAGTATCCTTTTCTTTCTTACTACTGGTTTTTCTTCCCTAAATAGGTACTTCTTTCATCTCTTGTTCTTCTAAATCCAGCTGTATCTCTTCCACTTTTTTAGCCATAATTTTCTCCTGTTTATTATTAAAAGAAGTAAATAGGGGAGGAACTATCTCCCCTATTTATTCTCAATTATTATTAACCCTGCAAAATAGCAGGAATCAATGACATTGTTCTAGTTGGGTCAAGAACACAAACACCAAATTGAGCCATCTTATGAATAACAGCAGAGTCTTCATCATAAGACATATTCATGTTATTAATCTGACCAGTGAATGGATTACGTAGACCCCATTCATATCCTCTAACTTCTGGTTGACCTTTGATAGTACATTTAAAGATATTAGGCTAATCCATAGTACCAATATCCATAATGTCATATCTATATGAGAATGCTGGGCCACCATTAGGATGTTGAATCTTATTTCTTACAGGGTCATCATAATATGGGTCAATATCAATCTTAACTCTTACACCATTAGGAGCTTTAAACTCTACAAATTGGAAGCCAGCAGAGAGAGCATTAGTGTGGAGATTAGATTGAGTTTTTTCAATTACACCCAAATTATCACCATTCAGAGTAAATTGAGTCCAACCACTAACTGTCTATAGTACAGCTTTATGGAATTGAATTGCACCTCTTTCACCAGTCTTAATTACAAAGTATCTATCACCAAGACCAAGCTTAGTAGCTGACAGTTCATAAAGAGCATCTTCCAAAAGTTTCAATGAGAAGGTATTGTAATACATTGTATTAGCAACTTCCATCTGCTCAAACAAACCTGCACCTGTTTTAATAACTGAACCAGATTTACCAATATTGGTATATTCACCATTGGAATTTCTGTTGCTTCTACCAAATGCCAAGGCATTGTTTTTATATTCAGAGAATTGCTGTTCAACTTCCCAGTCTACATAGTGCATCCATCTGTTTACAACCTCCTTTTTACCATTCTTATCAATAACAGGGATACCACAAGCAATCTTCTTATTGAGCATAGAACCAGGTACTTTATGTCCAATTCTAACAGTAGACCATTCATTTCTCATTGTAATAGGAGAGTTGAATCTAATATCACCAACTTTTCTAGAAAGTTCTTTTTCTACAAAAGCTGCTTCTACTGAGAATCTTTCACCAGAGAGTAGTCTTTCAGCAGGAACACCAGCGGTATTACCACCAGCAAGTTCTACTTTATAAACAGCATTACTACCTTCAAATCTGGCATCACCGAGGATTCTAAACTAGTAAAGTTCATTTAGATTACCAACGATATATTCACCATCAGCAAACCAGTCTTCAGGGAATACTAGATAAAAAGGAGCTGTACCTGCGCCAACCATACCAGTTGTAGATGTTACAACAGTACCATCTTCAGTTCTAGCCTCTATAAGAGGAATGTTTCTTCTTGAGGAACCAATTACTTCCCAATAATACTCACTATCATCTTCAAATTCTTTAGTCGGAAATTGACTAAGGAAAGTGTCAAGAGTTTTACCATAGTGAGCTGCAAGCAATTGTACCATAAGATTAGTAGCTTTCTAGGGAGCAAGGCCAAATATAGAACCAAGGTGATTCTCTTTGGTTAGACCTTTCCAACTAGTAAAGCCAATTGTTTGAAATTTACCAAGCGTTCCAGCCATAAATTTTTAAAATTTTACAAAGTTTTATATAAATTATACGTCAATAGAGTAATTCTTTAACCATGATTCAGGGTCATCAGCTCCATTGGCAAGTCTCAAAGTACCATCAGAGTTTCTAAGTGTTCCATTTAACTTAGATTCAAGTTCTCTCATTCCTTTTTTTACTTCTCTATTTACTTTGCCTTTGACTAGGGTGTCAAGATTCTAAAATCCATCAGTCATAGTATAAAGAAACCCTACATACTTTAGAAAATCTATGCCATTGTCACGTTCATACTTTTGTATTGCAGTCAACTGTTGACCAGTCTAAGGGTCTGTATATACAGGTTTTGCAATATTGTCATAGATTCTCTGTCTAGTTCTTTTATCTATTTCTACTTCTCCAAATACTTTCTTATCATTAAGAATAGAGTTTCTAAGATTCTCAGCTTTTTGTCTTCTTTCAGCTTTTTCCTGTTCTTCTAACTGTTTAGCTTCCTTCAAAGCTGAATTGTATTGCTGCTAAAAATACTCTTTATTACCTTCCAATGAATCTCTGGCATCTTCAATATCAGTGCCACTCTTAAGAGATTTTTGAACTTCTTTATTGGCTCTTTCTTGACTATAACCTCTATTTATAAAATCCTGATAAATAAGATTTTTTCTAAGTCTCTCACCCTATTCACTTTCATCTTCCAAAGCTTCATCAGTAATACCATTCAGGAAATCCATAGTATTCTCAAATTTCTTAATTTCTGATGGTTCAATACCAACACTTAGAGCCTCATCAATTCTTTTCTACCTTTCATCAAGACCTGCCTGAATCTGTTTATCAATCAAATCTCTAAAATCTTCTGGTGTTTCTACTTTAGAGATAATATCGTCATCAAGGTCTGGAAAGATACCCTCTTCTGTCAAAGCTTTGGCAATGGAAGAGAAAAAGTTAGGAGAAGTACCGTCTTTTTCAGAAGAGGTATCTTCCTAATCCTTGTTGTCTTCACTACCTACGCTCTCTGATTTATCATCTTCAAATATTGAATCTGGGTTAATCTCGGTAGTCTATTCTTTATTTTCTTTTTCCTCAGTATTCTGAGTTTCTTTTTCTTCAGGTTTATCATCCTGTAGTCCTTCTGAGAAAAAGTCCTCAGCTTCTTCTCCAGAAAAAAGATTGTCTAGCGATAATTCTGCCATATTTTAACTTCTCCTTATGTTATAATATACAGTGCAAAATTAGAAAAATTTAACATTGACTACAATGTACTAAATTTTAAATTTATACTTAATAAATAAAAGTATTTATATAAAAAGAAAAGGAGTGAATAATCACTCCTTTAATCAATTGTGAAAGTATTTATATACTTTTGAATCATACTTATAATCCTAATCATAGAACCAGAATATCAGGGCAGCCTCTATAATTTTATCATCAATATCACTGCCAAACCATGATTTAAAAAGTACAGCATAATCATGGTATTGTGCATTAATAGCAATATATATATCTGTTACAGTTGCTGTAGAAGGAATCATTCCTCTATATTTATCTAATATCTCTTGTGCTTCTTTCATACAGTATTTCTCACCAACGTATTTTCTACCACCATGACAGTGATACATCTATGAGACTAGTTCTCTTGCCTGTTCTTGGGTAAAATGTTCTGCTTCCATAGCCTCTTCTGCTTCTTTAACTTGGATTACTTCCATATCATCTTTTCCTACCTTAGGATGTTTAGTAATATGTTCTATAGCTACTTCTCTTAAAGCGTCATCTACCTATTTTCCCATACCACTTTTTCTAAGATACTCTATAAGTGAAATATCATTCATAGTATTATGAATTTTGTGTTAGTAATTCCTTTAGCTATTTAAAGTCATCTAAGGTAAATACTAAACTCTTATTGAGAATAGGAAGCTACATTTTTATATGTCCTCCTCCTATTTCTATGTCCCCAATAAACTAAGTATTAACTGTAAAAGGATTGGTATTTATTATTGATTCTGTCATCTCGGATAGTATAGATTCTATATCTATATTACCACTTTCATCAGACAGTAAATCAAATAATTTAGTTACTTTCGAGAAGTTCTTATCTATTATCCTTGTTACTATTGGCTTAGCCAATCCCATTAATGGACTATCTTTTGATAGCTTAGTAACTTGCTATAACAAATAACTTTTTAGTTTTTCTTCTAGTTGATTGACAGTTATCATATGCTTGTCTTGATAAATTCTTCATAAGTTGCATTAGGGTTTTTCTTAGCATATTCCCTAAATTTCATAAATGTCTCCATCTCTTTATTAGTGTCGTTAATAATTCTAGTCTTGAGTTTTTTGACTGTCTTCAACTGATTATTTAAAAGCTCTTTACCTCTTTCAGTATTTTCAATCTTACCTTTTACAAGATTAAGAATTTCTTGCTGTACCATAGATTGTAATTCATTATAGTTATCAGCATAATCTTTATCTTGAAATAATCTTTCCCTTTGTTCTGAAGTCATTGGCTAAAGTTCTGCATCAATATCATCCCATATTAATCTTGGGTTTTTCATTTGTTGGGCAGCTTTAAGCTACTATAGTTTTGCCTGATATACTTGCATTTGTGCATCTATATTATCAAAAGTTGACATCATAGGGTCAGTATTACCTAATATTACTTGATTTACTGGGTACATAGATTTAGTATTTACAGATGATTACTTAAATTAAATATTTGGCTGTACAGTAGAACCACAGGTACATGTGCAACCACTCTAAAGAGGATTAAACAGATTTCTAACTGTAGCAGTAGTGCCTGTAGTTACGTTAGCTACTGAGATAGGATAGAATGTGCTATTAGCATAGTTTACAATCTTACCATCATTGCAGCATCTTCTTTCAGCTTCCAGAGCTATACCACTTTGAGCAGCGTTATTTACACAGTTAATCTGCATATCAAGTACTTTAGCTCTCCAAGGTTCTACAGCATCAGAAACAGCCTATTTAGTTTCAAGCTGAGAAATTCTATTAGATAATGTATCAAAGTTGTCTCTTTGAGCTTTATAAAGAGCAAATGTACTTTCATTCAGCTTTTTATTAATACCATCAAAGCCATTTCTTTGATTTTGGTATAAGCCAAAGTCACTATCTACCTGAGATTTATACAAGCTGAACATCTAACTATCTATAGTCTGTCTATCACTAAATCTCTATTCCTGCTCAGAAAGCATTCCTTCATAGAAATTAGTAGTAGCTTTTAGATAATTATCACAGCCTTGTTCCCAAGCTTGAAAAGCAGTAGGGGCAGTAGTACCATTAGCACCTAGACCAGAAGTAAGAATATTTATATTCTCAGGCATAGAAGAATTTCCAAATAGACCAAACCCACTATTTCTTCCACTTAGTGCCAATAATCCCAAAGCTGTCCCGGCGATTCCTAAGCCAAGCCCAGTGCCTGCAACACCTTTAGATGCATATTCTTTCTTTTCTCCACTAGTT